GCTAGAGATAGCGTGGGAGCTCGTCCCGTTCAGCTTCGTGCTGGATTGGGCGATCCCCATAGGTGAATATCTGAGCAGCCTTGATGCATTGAAAGATGTTGATATGGTGCATGGTACTGTAACTAGGAAGTTGAAATATCAACACGTCAGCACTTCTCCTTTCTGGGATGAAAATCCGAGAATGAAAGTTGGCAAGTACTCTCGAGATGAACACGAGAGATACGTTGTTAATTCAATTCCTTTCCCACCGCTTCCGGGATATGATCCTTCTGATAGCCTTCGGGCTATTGGTCACGGTCTAAGTCTTATGCGGTCCTTGAAGACGGACAAAATTGTCCGTTGGATTAAAATACGCAAATAACAATATTTGCACTTACGTGCGGTAGTTAACCGCGCAAATATAGGTATTAAAATGCCAACAAGAACGTCAATAACATTAACTGACGCCATCGCTGGGACTCACGTATTCGATCCCCGCACTGCAAATCCAGAAAGCACCATCCTTGTGGACAGTGCTCATGGTGAAACCTTCCGCGGTCAGAAGAGTATGTCCCTGAGCCTCGCGCCTATGCCGAAAAGCAAAAGCGTGAAGGTGAAAGGGAACCTCTCTCTGCCCGGGGAAGTGCAGGATGCGGACACTGGTCTGTACGATGTTCCATTCGTTGGACGCTTCTCCTTTGAGTTTTCTGTACCCGAGCTCTTTACCTCTTCACAGAGGGCTGACCTGGCGGCATTAGCTACCAGTCTCCTCGCCAATTCCATTGTGCAAGGATATGTCAGCGATCTCGACCCGATGTATTAATTCATTAATTCATTGGTTTTTCCGACTGCGTGTGCCAAACCTGGGCATCCACTTATTGTGGGAGCTCAAGTTGACGAAATCCTGTAAAGGATTTCGATCGTAGGCTTTACAGTCGTTTGTTACAGTAACTCATCCATAAAGGAGACTGCCATGTCCTTGATTCCATATCTTGACATGTCTTCCAGCGCAAAGCTGGAGATTTCAGTTGCACTGCAGCTGTGTGAAATAATCGATACGCCGAGAGCTTTAACGGTTTCTCTCTTGTTGCGAAACAATGAGATCGACCAATATTTGCAATTGGAGATCAATCCCTATGACTATAACGATCCCGGCAGTTATGCCGACGATGCGTTGGTCACTGGGGTCTTATCCAAAAGCAAGTTGCTTGAGACGACCATCGATACACGAGCTGTTGCTCTGCAGAGCTTTAAGGACTGCGAGAGCCTGAATCGCCAAACCAATAATCGGTACATTGATGGCTATCGGCCCCCTCTTCACAGAGAGGTCCAAAGCCACGTGGCCCGTATATTGGGGGACCTAGACCATGAAGATCTGACATTCGTGTCGGATAACTTCGGTTTTGGCCCTGGTGCGACAACAGGTGTAACTGGCAGGGGTAGCGTCCTGTCAGACAAATACGATGCAGAAATGCATCTGACCTTGGACTTGCTTCCATTCTACCGGTCCATCCTTGGAGACCGCTGGGCAGATTATCTGCACGGTAGGGCTAAGGTTGTTCCGGGGAACAAGTTCACCACGGTACCTAAGAACGCGAAGACCGACCGGGGCATTTGCATAGAACCAACCCTGAACATTTACGTTCAAAAAGGGATTGGTCAGCTGATGCGCCGGCGCCTACGCGCCGTAGGTATTGACCTTAACAACCAGGAGATAAATCAAGGTTTGGCAAAGAGGGCCCATAGAGATGGTCTAGCGACCATCGATATGTCCTCGGCGTCGGACCTTATTTCCTGGTCCACTGTGTTTTGCCTACTACCCCAACGCTGGTTTGAGCTGCTAGAAGTAGCGCAGCCCAGTTACTATGGTGGATGGCGAAAGCTTCATGCTTGAGAAATTTTCGAGTATGGGGAACGGTTATACGTTCGAACTCGAGAGCACAATCTTCGCCGGTTGTGTTTTTGCGTGCGTACCTCCGTCGCGGTGGGATGACTGTAGCGTTTATGGGGATGACTTAATTGTTCCCCAGAAATACGCTGACCGTCTGGTCGATTGCCTTGAAACGTTTGGTTTCAAGGTTAACCATAAGAAGAGCTGCTTGGCAGGCAGGTTCTTCGAAAGTTGCGGGACCGATTGGTTTGACAATCTAACGTCAGGCCTTTCTTTCTTAGGCAAGAAGAGGCTGATGAGTATAGCGTTCCTTATACAATGAGGATTGCTAATGCTCTTCGTCTCTACGCTCATCAACGGATGGGCAACCTTGCTTGTGACGCTCGTTTTCGCGATTTATGGACATCCCTAACAAGGGCTACTCCACGCGATTGGCGACGTTGCAAAGTGCCATCTGCCTTGGGTGACGCCGGCTTGATAACTAGCTTCTCTGAAGCTAATCCAAGACGGTTTTACTTTGAGCACGGACTGGTACTTTGGTCGTGCCGCACTGTGCAATTCCGCCCTAAATACAGAGTCAAAAGCTCTAAGGGCGCGTTGCTCATGCGGCTCCGCACACCAGGGATGGAATTCACTTATGGGCGCGAGCCCGTTCGTGGATTCCTTGGTAATCCCCGGTCCAAACGTGTTCCAATTCGATATTGGGACGAAGGTCTTGATTGGGTATAACAATTAGTACCCGCAAGTAATCCCAG